AACGTGACCCGCTGCCACAGCCCACCCGGCGAGAACGCCTTCGAAACCTGAGCCCCCGCCGTCGACGCGATCAAAGTAACCGCCGATCCCCCCGCACTACGCGCCCACACGCTCAACGAGTATTGAAAGTTCCCAGGAACATTCAACGTCTGCGCCACCGCCTCTGGAACCTGACCCGCATTGACAGCCCGCGTCGCCCGCAGCGTCCCCAACGGATCGTCGATGCCTGTCGTAAGTTGAATCAGCGGCGCATTGCTCCAAGCCGCCGCGCCGAAGGCCTCGCTCGACGCCAACAAATTCCCCGCCGGATCGAGAAAAGTGAACACCTGCAGTTGCCCCGACACAGCCTGAAACAGCGCTTCGATCGCATTCCATTCCGCGGCCGTGAGCCCCGTCCCACGCAGTTCCCATTGAGTCTGCGCCGCCCCCGGATCGGCGTACACCACGGTGTGGCCGTCCCGCAATGTGTTGATCGCCGTCCGCGCCGTGCGCTGTCGCGTCACCGGATAAAGCGTCGCAGCCCCCGTGGCCAGTTGTGGAAACACCAACATGCTCAGCGATTCTCCTTAACCACAACCTGCGTGGCCCCTCGCCCTACGTCCTGGAATTCCGCCGCTACGGTACCCGATACAAAACTGCAATTCGGATACACCGTCCCATCCCACGGATCGGTAAAGCTAAAACTCCCCGACTCTCCCTGTTCACTCAGAAAAAATGCCTCCAAATTCACCAACTCCGTTTCCGTGAGCAGATCCAACCGGATCGTCCAGCGCAGCAACGGCGTCCCATAGTCCGGAAAGCGCTGCTCGCTTCCGTCCAGGAAGCGCCACACGTGTGTCGAGAACTGCCGCGCCCGATCCGCCGGATATTGCGCCACCGCCCCGGTGCTTAGCACTGGAAAACTTGCCACGATCCCTCCCGCGTCACAGCCCTTGAATCACATCGTTCAGCACGTTCGACTCGAGCATCGCCTGCCGCACCGCCATCGCAATATCCGTGCTGTGGTCCAAAAACGACTGGCTATCCAGCGCCTGAACCTGCACCGTAATCTGCGGACCGCTCCCCGCACCACCAGCCCCCGAGTTCGACGTGGACACGGGCCGCGGCTGCCCGCCCTGTGAGTAATCGACCCCAAACGGTTGCGTAGGCGCCGCCTCGCTGATGCCCGCGTTCACGTTAGTTTTCGGAGGCATAATCAGAGTCGCCAAAGGAGACTGCTGCGCGCTTCCTCCTCCTCCGCCGCCGAACAAACTCATCAACCCGGTTATCAGCGGACTCAATCCCGTCCCGATCCCCAAAACATTTTCGAGCACCCCGCCGACCGTACCGGCCGTCGACGATCCCCCCTGCGCCCGCACCGTGGAATTCAGCGAAATAGCCTGAGTATTATCCTGCGTAGCCTGCGCCGCCGCTTGGTTCACGGTCTGCAACTGCTGCAGTTGTTCCGTCAACTGCGTGAATTGATCGGTGAGGCCCGAGCTCGCGCCCGCCCCGGATCCCCCCGCGCTCCGCAAGGGCCCCACCGCCGCCGTCACCACGTCCCCGATCGTCTTACTCGCCACCAGCCACCTCCGCCCGATACTCCGCGTCCAATAACACAAAGGCATCGGCTTCCCGAGCCGTCAATTCGTCCCCGCCGCGTCGCCCCGAAAACGTCCACACGAAAAACTTCTCCAATAGCGTCACGCTGTCCGTCGTGATCAACGATTTCGGACACTCTTCGCTAACCCTGCGCCCGCGCACCCACACCGGCCGCCGCGCGCCGCGCTGATCTTCCGGCAAGAAGCCGCACCGCCGGCTCTTCTCCAGACCCTGCCGTCTGCACCGCTCGCAATTCCACCCGGCCTGATCCGAACGCAGAAAGTGGAACGCGACGATTAGTTTTTTCTTTCGCCCTCGCTCAAACCGCACTCAGCCTTGATGCGCGCGAGAATCTCCATAGCCAGCGCCATCGGCCCCCTGTCGATCAGCGTCCGCGGCGTAGCGTCTTCCCCGTCGATCGACAAGCCCGCAATTTCCGCCAAACCCCATTCCAAGTAGGCCTGATCGATCTCCGTTTCCAGCACCGCCGCCTCGATCTTCTCCCGCGGATCGCTCCCCGCTTCCAGAAATTCCAGCTTCCGTCCGATCTCCCGGATAGCCCGCGCCAGCTCGATCCGCCGCGATACCGAAATCCGCGCGACCTTGTACCGCACGCCCGCGCATACGTCGGATTCCAGCCAGACCCCGCTCTCGTGTTCTGTCTGTCCCCTGTCCCCTGTCCCCTGGCCCCTGCCCCTACCCGAACGCCACATAAAGTTCATCGTCCGCCGTCCCCTGACCCCGGCTGCTTTGAAACTTCCACTCCAGCCGAGTCTCGCCGTCGTCGAATTCCGGAACCTCCGGAACCATCGCCGGCATATACGCGCCGAATAACTGCCCCGCCTGCGCACCCAACTGCAACATCACCCCGATCGGCGACCGCTGCCGAGCCGCCTGATACAGCAGCCGAGTCTGAGCATCGTCTTGTTCGAACAGCGTAAACGCGAGGTTCACATTCCGTTGCCCGCCCGCAATGCATCGCGCAAAATCGCTGCCGAATTCTTTCACCCGCAGTTCCAGGTTGTTCTCGAGCGTCAATTCCGCCGCCGTCAGCGTGAGAAACTGCGCCTGCGTCGTTCCCATCCAAACTTCGCCCAAGTGCCCCGGCACCACCGTGTAATCGAATCCCGCCAGAGTCGGCTCAACCGGGAACTGCGTCAATCCCCCCTGGCCGCTGGTGAAGCTAACGCTATCCAGCAGATCCTGCGACTGCCCCGAAAACTCGAACTCCTGAAAGTCCCCGTTCACTTTCACCTTCAGCACATCGATCGCCGCGCCATTCAGCACTCTCTGTACCACGGTGTTCGGGTCCCAGTAGTCGTAAATCGTAGCGCTGCCCACGCCCGTACTCAGCTTGTACGTCATCGTAGGTCCCACCGCCGATCCCACGCCGGCGTTCGCAAACGGAGCATTCACCACGACGGTAGTTGTATTAAGAACCCCCGCCACGAACCGCAATTCCCCGCCGCACATGATGCCCTGCCCCGCCGTCAATCCATGCGCCGCGCCAAATTGAATCTGCGTCAGATTAGTGATCGCGGCCACCGTGCCCCCAGTAAAAAGCAACGGCGCAGCCCCCATAGCCGCCTGAAACAGCGGTCCATGACTAGGCGCCGCACTCTGATTAATCCACTCCGTCATCAGCGTGCTCAATTGAAAGGTAGTCTTCTTTCGAATCCGGTTCGGCAACCCAACGAACGTACGCGTGCCCGTCTTATCCTTCCGCTGGGTAGTCTCCAGCACCTGCTTGGCCCCCAGCTTCAATAACGGAATCCGATTCTGCCCAGTGACTGCCGCCGCGCCCCCATACGTGGATTCCAACGCCACGTACACTCGATTGTTGTTAGATGATATGTAGCAGCTCATAAGTTCCCAGCCATTCTGACTCCTGACTTCTTATTCAGATCGACAAGTCCACCTCGAACGTCACCTTCGCGATCTGCAGGAAATTCTTCCCCCCATGCCGCACGGAGTCGTACGTGACCTCATACGCTCCGGCGAAAAACACGCCCTGCCCCCAGCTCCCCCGATTCGCGTCCAGCACTTGCGTCACAGCATCCGCATACAGCCGTAACTGATCCTCGATTCCCTCCAGCCGGTCCTGCGAAATCCGCACCTCCACCACCGTCCGCACCTTCCCCGAAAAGGTCCGAAACTTCTCGGTGAGCAAGTTCCGCACGCGGTCCGCGTACACAAGCACCACCGGATACTTCACCACCTGGCTCCGTTCCGCCAACTCGAACGGCACGTTCTGATCCACGATGTGTGTAGCCGGTACCGGCGCCAGCGCAATCCCGCTATCGTTAGCCAGTTGCGCAACGATAGCGTTCAGTCCCGTGCCTGGCGCCGTCAGAAACTCCACCAGCTTCTGCGCCGCGATACTAGCCGTCTGCGCCCCAGTCAAAGGCATGGTCCTAACCTCGCCTCAGCATCGGCCCGCCGGTCACATACACATCCGGATTCTGCCCGTTCCCCGGCGCCCGCCCCGACACCAGGCCCGTAGACGGCAGCGTGAAACTCTGTGCCACAGGAACCGCAGTTGCGTTCTGCAAAGTAGCCGCCACGGAACTCAACCCCATATACACGTTGAACCCAGTAGCGCCCGAAGGAGGATTCACGACGCTAACCACCGGCACACTCCCCGCGGCCGCGTCAAAGCTGGTCGAATCGCTAACCTCCCCCTCCTGCCCCTGCGCCGAAACCCACGCAACCTGGATGAAGTAAGTAGCCGCCGCCTGTTGCACGGCCGCGAAGCTCACCACCGGAGCCATCGCCTTAGCCAGCGGCGTCAGCGACAATCCGATCCCGTACCGCACAGTGTGAGTCTTGGCGTCGTTAGCCACATCCCGATACTCGGTGAACTTAGCCTGATACCGGTCGTTCAATTGATTATTGAAGGCATCCCGATAAACCACCGCCAGCGTGTGAGCCGCATGCCACCGCTTCATCTGCCGCGTCACCACGACATCCGAAACCCCAATCTGCCTCCGCATATTCCACTGCAAGACGCCCAACTGCGGATCCAGCGCCCGAGTATGATCCAGCAGCATATCCAGTACTTCTTGAGACAGTTCTTCGGTAGCCAACCCCAGCTTCGCGTCCAAGTCGATCTGTTCCGTGTTAGCCACGTCCAGAATCGCCGACTCATAAACACGCAAGTCTTCCGTAGTATTCGGATTTCCATCCGTCAGCAACATAGATGCGCTCCTATCCCCGTTCCGCGCCGCCGCCCGAAGTTGAGCCGCCCCAAGTCCACCGCCCCGCGCGTCTCCGCCGGGTGAGCCAGCACAGCCTTCCCGTCCACAATCAGCTTCGCAGCCAAGCTCCGCGGAACCGTAGCGCGTACCCCTTCGCGTCCCCCATCGGCCGTCTCGCAACTAACCACCACAACCTCGGCGTCAGCGATCCCCGCCTCAGCCTTCCGGATTGCCTCGAAATAAGCCCGCAAATTCATAACGCACCTGATCCCCGTCGGCCCAAAAAAATGGCGGGCCCGCGAAGGCCCGCCAGCATTCTGTATTCTGTATTCTGTCTTCTGTATTCTTCTTCAGCTATTCACCTGCACCGCGAAATTATTCCGCAGCGCCCCGCACCCATACAACACATCCACGGTGAACTGCTGCGCCAGAGTGTTCGGCTGATAGCTCATCACCACGCGCAGCCCGAAGTTGCCCAGTTCCGCGTACTCGGCGACGGCGCCCGTACCCGGAAGCGGTTGCGGCAACCGCCGAACCACCAAGCCGATCGAGTCCCTTCCGAACGCCAGATTGTGAGTGTTCACCGGGCTGCTGCCCGTCTTGGTAACGTACTGCGACCGGAAAATATAAAAGTCCTTCATCTTGCCGATCGCCCCGTCCACCACCGCGCGCAGGCCCGCCTCGCCCGCCGTGTTGAACTCGCTGAAGCGCGGAATCTGCCGCAACGCCGAATACGTCACCGGGTCCACCACCAGGTACTTGGCCGCGCTAGGCGGCATCTTAGCCGAGAACAACGCCGTTTCCGCCGAATCCACAACCGCTTCCGTAATCGCCGTTCCGGCCGTGCCCACCGGGGCATTGGCCGAAAACGCCGGATACAAATTCAGCAGGTTCGTTTCGATGCTCTCCGCCAGAGCCACCACCGCCGGCTGCATGTACAGCTTCAGCAGATCCGGCACCGCGAGCACCTTCGTCACGTCCGGAATCTGAAACGACGCTTCGACGTGGTTCGTCAAAACGATTTGCGCATTACCGATGTTCGGGTTCTGCGTCTGCACTGTCCCGCCCTCGGCGATGTTGTTAGCCACCAGCGTCGGAGGAATCGGCACGTTGATCGTGTCCCCCGCATGCGCCAAGGTCGGCTCGTAGTCGCGATTGACCAGGTTCCCCATGACCAGGTTCCCCACCAAAGCCGGCAGCGCATCCGCCGCCACCAGCTTGACAATCGCTGACGCTACATTACTGGAAGTAATTGCTGGCATTTGTCTCTCTTTCTCTCCTTATTCAACTGTCCGAAGTCATTCTGACTCCTGACTACTGACTCCTGTCTCCTGTCTTCTTCAAAGCCCCTTAAGCGTCTGCGACGCCACCCGCGCGATTTCCTCCCGCGCCCGTTCACGATCCTCCGCGCTCATCCCCGGCCGGATCTTGTCCAAATCCACTCCACCGCCGTTCCCGGCGATCCTCTGTCCCCCGCTAGCCCCCGACCCGCCAGCCAACCGCCCCGGCAGCAATTCCGGATTCTCAGAAACGAACCGCGACAAGTACTCTTTCATCTCCCCGCCATCCCGCGACTGCAGCCGCCCGTCTTCGCTCCGCCCGATATCGTCCTTAACCGCCCGATAAGCCAGCTCCAGCTTCACCACGCCCAGCCGTTGCAGTTCTGCCCGCACCGCCGCGCTCCGCTCAGCCTCTTCCGCCACGGCCCGCGCCCGAGCGCTCTCGGCCGTCAGCTCATTCACCCGCAGCTCCAGGCTCTCCCGCCGCCGCCGCTCTTCCTCCAGTTCCGTCTTGAACGTGGGCTCGACCTTGGCCCGCTCGGAACCAAAAAACTCCTCGATGGCCGCCCGCACCACCGTCCGAAGATCCTCGGCCGGCTTTTCCTGCTCTACGTTCTCCATCTCCGCCATGCCGCGTTCAGCCTCCTATCGCGTGACCCCTTCGATCTCCGCCACAATCCGGTCCTTCACTTCTTGCCGGGCGTCGCATAAATATTTCAACGCCAGCTTCTTGAAAACTTCTTTTTTAAGCGTCGGCGAATCCACGCCCATCCCCAGCAGCGCCGAAGCGTCCTGCAACTCCGTGGAAAAGTCCGCGATGTCGAACTCATCCATCCCGGTAACGTTCACCGCCAGCCCGTCTTCCCGAGCCGCCTCAATCGCCTTCAACACCCGCCGCACCTGGTCCTTAACGGCGTCCCCATAAGCCTGCAGCACTTCTTGCGTAATCGAAAAATCCCGCTGCTTGCTCAACCCCGATTGATGCATCCCCCGGTCGAGCGACCCACCAGCCTGCGGCAAATAACAAACCCGATAAATCTCTTCCTGCAATCGCGTCAAATTATCCGCCGCAATCTGATAAACCTTCCCCTCCGGCTCAGTCCATCCAAACCGATCCCCCGGAGCGAGTTGAATGTAAT